TCGTTGGCTTCCGGGTCCCCACATACGTAACACGTGTGTTGGTCGCGGTTGAGGATTTCCGTGCGCAACTTTCGATACTCACGGGTGCGGATGGCGTTCGCGTTGGTACTCATCTCACCACCAATTATGTTTCACGTGGTGGGCCTTTGCCAATTCGCAATCGCCGTTGTACCTATGCTCCATATATTTTTGCATAAATTTAATCTGAACTTCAGGGCTACTCGTGCCAATCTTTTTGTTGCGTACTTGCCATAGGCCGTAGTGGCTTCCGTTCCTCGCATCCGGCCTTCCACTTGATTCTTTCATTATTATCCATAGATAGCATTTATATTGATCGCCGGTTGTTTTTTTAAGGTGGGATTTCCAATCGGAATGTTTTGATTGTGCAGCTTCAACGGGGCTTACTAGTAAAGTGAGGATGAGTAACCCCCCCCAAACCCCCCCCATTGCGCGTTGGCCAATCACACTTAACGCGCGGCGAACCTGCCCATCTAACGGGCGAAACACGGGGGTCAGCCGTGCCGGTTGTTTAGCGCCAAACCGTTGGCGTGGGGAACGCATCCTATTCCTTTTTGGTTCCGGTGCAATAAGCGCACGTGGGCGTGTTTTGCGTGGCCATAATCCACACCCCACACCCCGTGCAACGGCAAATGTTTTTTTCACTTATCACGGTGTTTTCCTTTGGTCGTGAACATCGGTGGCACCAATGTTGCATCGGTCATAATGATACGCGAGGAATTGCAATTGATGCAGGAACCCATTGCCAAACCCGGTGGCAATTGCACATGATGCACAATAAGGTGCTCGGTTTCGGCCTTACACGGGCGGCACAACACTTTATTCATCGCGCCCGGACCAATTCCGCGTACGGCACTTTGTACGCGTTAGGACGGCCATTCCACGGCCCTAACCAATCAGGGTGTTTGCAATAGGACACCGGCAACCATCCAATGATTTGGAAGATGGGCCAACCGCGAACAAAAACCACGCGGTCCCGGTCATTGTCGTTGGTCTGCACAAATCCATAGTTGCGTTCCATGTTCATGGTGTGTTTCACTTCCCAATCAGGGTACACATCGGGTTCATTTTTAAAGGTGTCCACGTGGGGCACAAAATCTTTAACCCCTAACCAATGGGCCACCGCTATTTCAGCTCCAACGGCATAAACATTTTTCAACACAATTTCATTTTCGGTGTAATTAAACGTGCCATAACGGTGAGCGTGGCCCGCCTTTTTGGAACTTTTTTGGCGGGCCATCCCTACTTCGATTGCCAATGAATAATCCTCGCGTGCTAAAAGGATTTCAACGGCCATTAGCGCAATCCCTACAAAACCATGCCACGGTTTCGCCGGTTTGGCCCAAATCTTCACCGTAAATTTGAACGGTGCGGCCGCCTTCTATTCCTTTGTAACGATCGCATGCATCACAATGTTGCATGGAAGATTGTGCGGTTTCATCGCCAAAATGAATTGTTTGGCCATTAGGCAAATGCATTTCCATGAATCCCATTATCGGCGCTTCCATTCTTTACCATCGGCACCAATGGTGGCGCACTTATCAGATACATCATCGGATGGGCAAAAATAGGCTTCCCATTTGCCACCGGCTTTGTTCACGCCGGTTTTGTAGGTGCGCTCGCCGTGCACGCACGTTTTTTGAATTTCGGCCACGGCGGTAAAACCTGCATCCGCTAGCGCGGTGCGGGCAATGGCAATGGCTTCATCCTTGAACGCTTGGGCCGGGGTCGGATTGGCCCACGGGTCAATTCCCGGCATTTCGGCGGTGGAATTAAATCGCTCCACGTGTTCCATGTTTTCGCGTGTGGGTCGGTGTTCACTTGGAATAACCAAACCCAATGCACGGCCAATGGCACTTGTTGAGGTGTCCTCCACATACCACCGTTTCATGTTGGGCCGGTAGTAACTCGTGTGGCCGTGTGCATAATCGGTAGCCGTTGGGGCCAATTGGTCATTGGTGCAATAAATGGATGCCTCCATTAACACCCATTCACCGTTGGCATCGGTTCCACGATCAATTATGGAAACGACAATGCGGCCATCCGGGAATTGTGTGCGGAATCGTTTGACCCGTGAATTTACATCTTCATAATCGTTTAAATTAATTGCCATAATTCACCAACGATTTATTAACGGGACCATGTACCGCGCGCCCGGTTTTGTATCCACGGCGAAAACCTTCCGATTTGCCAATGTTGTAACCACGGGACCACGCCAACACGGCCACCATAAACGTAACAAAACAATAAGACACCGCAATCATCCAAAAACTAAGGTGAGCCATCATCGGCCCACCTCGGTTTCAAAATACGTTTGGACATCATCACGATGCAAACGGCCTTTAATGGCTTTGATATTGGTTTTGGTTTCCAATGGTGTGGTTTGAATCCATTGACGGATTACCTTAGCGCGAACAAAAATCACGCCATCGGTCCAACAACCGGACACCGGGTCATAACTTATTTGCATTTTTTCCTCCTAGTCAGGACCGGCCCCCAAAAGGGAAAGGGCCGGTGAATCCATTATGACCGTGAGGGCCGACAAATGCATTTATTTGCTCGGTGTGTCTTTATCTTTCGGTTTTGATTTGAGGCCATTTCCGGCCAAAACGCCCCCCAATGACCCGGTTAAGAAAATTGCCAGGGTTTTGAGCAGGTCAATAAATGCCGCATCGTTGGGGGCTTGTTTCATGGGTTGGGTTACAAAAACCAATGCCCAAACCGCGCCCACTACTAATACAAAAAAAGTAGCTGCCAACGTTCCACCAATTATGAGAATTAATCGCGCGTGGATGTCCTCGGGCGTTAATCGCCGTTGAGGTTTGTGTTCCATGCGATCAATCCAATAATTGAAAAGTGCAGGTGCCGGTTGCTTTACATTCTCCGTTGGGTTGGCACTCGGGTGCCGTCCAGTTTTTGAATTCTTGGCAGGGGTATCTAATGGACCCGTCATAACCACACCCACTTAAAATTACGGCTAGTCCTCCGATGATTAGCCATTTGACCAATTACCGCCCCAATGGGTCTTTTGGATTGAGATAACGATAGGCAACCGGTAACACGGCGGCCAATCCGGCGTTCATTACCAATTTCCAATCGGTAACGCCACCCATGTAACACGCGATGGCGGCGGCGGCAAATGACCGAAACCAGGAACCGGCTATTTGTTTTGCCACTTTTTGTTGGTGTCTATTCATTGTGGAACCTCCAATTTCAACGCTTTAATGTGTGCGGTTGCTTCACTAGGGGAACACGCCATTTCAAAATGCATATCATCGGCACGTTTAATAAATGTGTAACCACCTTTAATTTTGTATTTGGCACACAATTCATCCAAAACATCCCGTTGGCTTGCGCTAAATGTGTTGCGTTTGCCCAATGGATGTTTGGTCGAATTTAAATCAATGGCGCTGGCCGAACTATGATTGGATAGGCTGGTGGTTTGGCCCCTTATCGGACGGTAATTAAATCCCCAATCATCTAATGAGCCTTCATCAATGGGTTCCACACGATCGTGGAATTCAGCCGCAAACGCAATAAGTAATGGCGCACATCTTTGTGCCACACGCAATTTAATTTTGGTGCCAGGGACTAAATAGGAACCAACTTTGATGGCGGCCGGGTCTTTGCTCGCCGGCCAACCATTTTGGGATTTTTCCATTATTTGCCTAATTTAAATCCTGATGGAATTGGTTTTGAATATTCCCATTTTTCAATGTAAGCGCCTTTGCCGTCCGAATCATCGCGTAAAGAAATCGAACCGTTAATTAAAAATTCATTTGGTTTTTCTAACAATTCAGGCAATGCTTCAACAATTTTTTCAAACAAATTCATTATGCCCCCAAATAGGAAATGCTTGCTTCGGTTTGATTCGCACCACCGCTTAAATCCAAATTTCCACCACTATTTTGCAAAACATACATTTCCACATAATCATTTGCAGCTAAATCTATAACATAAGTTGCCTGCATTAAAATAGAATTTGTACCATTACCAACCGGAATTTGGTTGGCATAATAAAAAGCCGTTCCATTTTTGTAAATTGCAATAAGCCTTAAACCATTTGCATTTACGCCCCAATTAGCGCCAAAAACACATAACCATTTTCCAGCCGTTGGAACCGTGAAACGGCTTGTGTTTGTAGAATTATTATGTATTGAATCGGTATCAAAATATTCATTATTAAAAGTAACCGCACTCCAAACGCCGGTGGCAATTGTTTGTGCAGCCGATTTGTAACAACTCGCCCCCTTATAACTAGAACCACCTGCGGCCCATTTCAAACCGGTGGAGGTAGTGGAATCTGCTGTTAAAACTTGTCCATTTGTCCCAACCGCTAAACGATCAAATGCATCCGCACCAGTACCCGCAATTAAATCGCCTTTAGCATCAATCGCCGTAGCCATTGAATTGGTAACGGTTACCGTGCCGGATGTACCACCACCACTTATACCGGTTCCTGCGGTTACGCCGGTAATATCGCCCGAACCATACGCAACCCACGATGCACCATCATAAATTTCTAATGAATTGGTGTCTTTTAAAAATGAAACGTTGCCTTCTTGCGGGCTAGTAACGGCGGCGGTGCGCGCGGCGGCATTGGCAAATGTCCAAACGCCCTGCATTAAATACCCGTTGGTGTCGGCGGCGGTCAATACATCGCCGGTGGCAAACGTTTTAAATCCTAATGGTGCGGCCATAGTTTCCTCCCCTAATATCCTAACTTAGAAACGTCTAATTCCCCGTAACCCAACGTGTTATTCAATATAAAACTATCAATTATAGGTTCCTGGGTGGTAAATGTGGTGCGCCAAGAATTAGGCGAAATGGAATGGGCAATGCCAAATATTTGTAATGTTTTGGTCAAATTCGTGCCGTTGGGTTGCGCTTGGGAAACCGTAATGGGGTCAAAAAAATCTAAATCCAATGCAGCTGCAATGCCGGTGGCGTAATTTGGGGTGTATAAATCTAATGTAATTGAATCGCACCGCACCGTGGTTTCCGCGCGGGAGGCCACATACGCTTGGGCATAATTCAATGCTTCGGTGGTAGTTTCCATTAAAAGGTTTTGTTGATTGTAGGAATGTAAAAAATATTGGTCAATGGAATCTTGATTTTCTGCCGTTTGTTTAGCCAATCCAATGGCGGTTATGTTGGCTTGGTTAAAAATCAAATCATCATTGAGGACCCATTGGGCATTGGTGTATTTGATGGCGGTTCCCGTATCGTCAAACGCGGTTGGCGTTCCTCCCACGCTCGTTTGGGTAAATTGCCTATCCCTAAACACCGCGTTGCCTTGCACATCGGCATACACGGCACCGTATTCGCTTAATTGGCATACGATCAATGCATTAAGTGCGCTTTGAATATCGGATGGGGTCAATTGCAAGGTGGTTAATCCCGTGCCAATTTCGCGCATGGAATTGGGCCAACCCACGGCATCCAATATTTTATTAACTCGGGCACCGGATAATTCACCGGCGGTTTGACCGGTAACGCCCGCAATTTGGCTTAGGTTCCATAAATTCATGGCATCCACGGCGGTAATGGTGGTGTAGGAAACCTCACCGGTTAAACGCGCTTGGGTGTATTGGTACCCCGTGGTGTAACCGCTAAATAAATACCGCAAGGTGCCCGATGTAGCCATTACTTGAATTTTTCGCAATGGTTGCAAGGGATAGTACGGGCTAGCCGTGTTTTGGGGATTCCATAAACCCTGTTCGTCCCGCAAACGCACGGTTAGGGTGCCGGCTTGGAATTGGTCGGCCAATGGGTTTCGCCCACGCCGAATTTCCACGCCTTGTATTTGGTCTGAAATATCCACCACAACGGATTGGGCATCGCCCAACGCATCCACGCCAATAATGCCCGTGCCAATAACCATAGTATTGGCAAAACTTGCCCCGGATGAAAAATTTACTTCAACCCGTAACGTGGGTACCGTCATGACCAAAACCCGGCGGGCACGGTGGTGTAGCCATTACGGGTGGCCATCGTTACATAATTATTAATGGTGCGAACTAAGAAATCTTGGTCACCTACAACACCGGCGTTCACATTGACCGTAACGGGCGGTGCGGCGGGATTGCTTGCCGCTTGATTTCGCACCTGCGTTGCCGGGTCCTCAATTGCGCCAAATGATGATGAGGGCGGCGGCGGTGGGGTAATTCCACCCATGACCGGCGATTGCAACCCGGATTTTGGCACGCCAATATTTTCCAACAAATCGCGTGGACCCGTAACCGTCGTTCCACTAATGCTGGCCGATACGTATTTGGCTTTTTCGCGTGCATCGGCTAAATATTTTTCATAATCTGCCAATTGTCCGGCCAATGTTGTTTTAAGATTTTCCTGGACCTTTTTTTGATCGTCTATTTGCGCCAATGCAGATTTGGCCGATAAACCAATAATTTTGTTGTAATAAGCCTCATCATCGTCCACATTTTCATTGCGTAAAGCTTCTAAACCTTGCACCAATGCCCGTTGCTCGGCCGTGAGGTTACGGGTCAATGCGGCGGCAATTTGGTTGCGTTGCGGGTCAAACAATTCTTGCAATTTGGAACGTTTTTGCAATTCGGTAATTTTTTTAACTACCGGGTCCACGGTGCCGGCCCATTTTTT